CTACGCATCCTTCCCCTCGGCAAAGACCTCGCGCGCGTCATCGCGCAGTTTACGCGCGTCGCGCAGGCTGACCTCCGGGTAGGAGCCGAAGCTGAGCCTCTTCTCCAGGCCACGGTGTTTGAACTTCATCCGCCAGAGGCGGGAGCTGGATGGCGACACGATGAGGTAGGGGCCCAACTCGTCATAAAGCTTGTAGGCCTTTTCGCGGGTCTTGGCCTTGCGGATCGACAGATCACTCAACGGTATGGTTCGGACCTCTCATCCCGAGGTCCCCCCGCTGTGGGGCCTCGTGCAAAAAAAGTGGGGCCCGCGATTTTAGAGAAGGCCCCATCTGCAGTTGCGATTTGATGAGATGAGACAAGCGACCACGAACCGGACGGCCCGAAAAATACCGCAGATTTCCGTGGTTTACAAAGCTCTGTGGGATGTCGTGAGATCGAGAATTGGAGCGGGTGAAGGGAATCACCTTTCAACCTACGTGACGGCGCAAACCCTCTTGACCGAGCTGTTCGCCGGTGGCGAGCGACAGCAGCTGATCCATCCGCCCCTCCACCTGGACGAGCACGCCGCGGCCGTCCGCGTTCGGCGTCAGCACGATCCGGTGGATCAGCGCGCGGAACTTCGGGACCGCTTCGAGGCTGGCTTCCGGCGCCTCGAGCGCCTCGTGCAGCGCGTCGATCTGCCGGCGATATTGCTCGGCCAGCCCGGGGAGCAGCGGGATCAGCTGCATCGCCTCGAGCTGCGCCAGCTCCGCCTTCGCTTCGTCGCGGATCTTCCGCTCGCTCGCGGCCAGGGCCACGATCTCCGCGACCTCGCCGGCGCCATTGGCGATCGCGTGCGCCAGGCGTTCGAGCTTCTTCGAGCTTTCCGCAAGGCGACGCTCGACCCGGGTGCGGTCGCGCTTTTGGTTCGAGATCCGCTCCGCCCGCGACGTCCGCCAGACGCGTTCATAGTGCGCAACCAGGTCCGGGTGCAGCAGATCGTTCTTCAGGGCGTGCTGCACCTCGCTGAGGTACCGCTTTGTCTCGATGATGCGGCCGTTGTCGCAGCCCTTGCCGTTCTTGCGGGCCGAGCATCCCCATTTCTCGCCGCTGATGCGGATGTAGCCGCTGCCGCAGGAGCCGCATTGCCCGAGCCCCGATAGGATGTGCTTGGGCCGCTGTTGCTTGTTGTACGGGGCATAGGCCGCGTTCGCGATGCGGTCCTGAACCGCGTCCCACACTTCCTGGTCGACGATGCGCAGCTCTGGCTTCTGCTGTGCCTGCCACTGATCCTCGGCGATCGGCCGGATCACCGTGCTGCCGGTGCGCGGGTTGACCAGCTTAGCGGTTCGGCCGACCACCAGCTCGCCGACATAGATCCGGTTCACCAGCATGCCGTTCTGGCGCTTGCGATCGCCGCGGATGGTGGTGATGCTCCAATGTGCGCCGCGCGGCCCGGGCACGCCCTCGGCGTTCAACGCCTCGGCGATCGCCTGAGGGCTTCGGCCGGCGGCAAACTCGGCGAAGATCCGCCGAACGATTTCGGCCTTGTCCTCGTCCACCTCCCGGATGCCGCGCACGAGCTCACCGCGATCGTCGAACCGGTTGGCCCGGCGATAGCCGTAGGCGATGCCAGCCGGTGCCCGGCCCTGCAGCACGCTGGTGCGCTGTCCGCGCCGGATGTTGTGCGCCAGATCGCGACGCTGCTGCGCGTCGACCGCCGCCTTGATCGATGCGGTAAGCCCCTGCACAACGCCGTCGGCCAAGGTGAACAGGCGACAGTTGGCGTGGGCGAGGATCTCGTGGATCTCGGCCGAGTCTCGCTCCCGTCGAGCGATGCGGCTGGTCGAGTCAGCGAGCACCTGGTCGATGCCGCCGGCTTCGACGGCCGCGAGCATGGCATTGAGCCCAGGGCGCGCCGCTTCGTCGATGCCCTTCGCGCCGCTGATCGCAGCATCCTGGAACTCGGCGACGATCGTCCAGCCTTCGCGCGCGCACCGATCCCGGCAGTCGGCGAGCTGGCCTTCGATCGAGCGACTATTCTGAAGCTGACTGGAGTAGCGGGCGTAGATTACGGTCCGCATCCGATTCCTTTCTGGCGCCGGCGCGTGAGCGGGCATAGTCCCGCGCTTCCGCGGCGCGCGCAAGGGCTTCGACAAAGGCAATCGCCTCGGCCGAGGGCGCCGATGTCCGCGGGAAGCGGGTGGGCGCGTTCATGCGATCACCGGCACGACGGGGGTGAAGGGCAGGGGCGGCAGCGCGCGATCGCGACGGGCGTAGAAGGCGCGGAAGTAGATGATCCACTCCAGGATCCAGCGGACGCCGGCTTGGCGGGATTCGAGATAGGCGTTGCCGGGCTTGGCACGGCAGGCCTGATCGCGGCCGACAAGCGCGCGATCGGCGGCTTCCTCGATCTCGCGCCAGTTTTCGTCGCCAGCGCCGGCGGCGAACAGCGCTGCGATCGAGCGCCAGGCGCGCAGATCTGCGGCTGCCTCGCTTTGCCCGATCTCGCGGCGTTGGATCATGGCGGGGTAGTGCTTCTCGCGAAGCGCGAGCTCCTGGGCGGCCACAGCGGCCAGCAGCGGGAGCGCGGCGCAGGAAAAGGGCGCGCCCGCCCGATGCATCGGGATCGACGCATGGGGGGCGCTGCAGGTCACTTGCTAGGTTTTCCCTCAAGCGCATCCTTGTACGCTGCGGGCATGGGGATGGGTGCTACCTGACCGGACGACAGGTTGATGAAGCCGCCGGCATTACCGATCGAGCCTCGGCCGAGCAGCTCGAACAACAGCGCCAAGGCATGGCTTGCAACCACCCGGTTCACGAAAAGAGATTGCTTCTCCAGCGCCTCGGCGACCGAGCAGGAGGGGGCATCGTCTTCGGCGATTGAATCGTCAGCCAATTCGGGGAAATGCTCGAGCACCGTCGGCAGGCGCCTGGGTTCATCCTTGCCGCTTCGCTTCGGGCAGCCGATCAGGAACTGTCCGTCTGTCGCGCGGTTGCCGAGGTCCATCCAGTAGCGCGGCGGCTGGCGATTGTAGAAGTCAGGCTCGGCGAAGATTGCCGTTCCGATGGCGCGTCTTGCCGCGGCGGTGTCGACGCAGGTGATCAGCAAGTCGAACGATTGGACGTCGACCGCCCCAGGCGCGCGGCCGTGTACCGCAGTCCAGTCCAGACCGTGCGCAAGGTTGATCCGCTCGACCAGCGTCCGCGCCTTCGATGCGCCGAGGTCGCAGCGGTAGAACGGCTGGCGCCCAAGGTTCGCCTCGCTGACCGTATCGTCGTCGACCACGGTCACATCGAGCGAGCGCGATGAGATCGCACGCATGGCGGTGTCGAGAGAGGCAAGACCCATCAGCATCTGCGCGCCGTTCCCGCCGCAGCCGACCAGCAGCAGCTTGATCCGGGCATCCTGCAGCTTGGCGGACAGGTAGTGGCGATCAGTCTGCATCGCGCGCCTCCGCGAAAGGAAGGCCGGGCAGGGTTAGGAACATGCCGCCGGCGCACAGGCGGGCGGCGAACGAGGGTGCTCCTGGCCGGCCGAGGCGGCCAACCACGATTGCCACCTTGGTGCTGTTCCGATCGTCCGCGTCGTCGGTTGCGCTGAAGAACGCAGCGCCGGTCCCGTGGCTGTGCAGGTCGCAAACGATGTGACAGTCGGGCTCGGGCTGGGGGGTGCGATAGACCAGGCGGGAGGGTGTGGCCCTCTCGATCACGGGGAAGTCGATCGAGAACTCGCCAGTCCGCTCGTTCCAGAGAACGAAGGCGGCATCCTCATTCGGCAGCGCCTGGCGGAAGTGATCGAGGATCTGGTTCAGCAGCGCGCCGGGGACCAGGCCGCATCGAAGCAGCACCGCGTCCGGCCCCGCCTCGCCATACGGCGCATGGCACTCCGGCCCTTCGGTAACCCGATAGTCCAGCTTCAGCCAAGGGCGTCGCAGGATCAGCATCATGCCATCGGCACCGATCGCGAACCCGTGACTCGCGCGGGCAGTGCGCAGCGCGTCGATCGCCGGCGATCGGCCGACTGGCGGCACCGGGTAGCAAGGGACCGCGTCAAGCACCGCGGCGCCTGTAGGATCTTCAGCAAGTCTCATCAGCATGCCCACTCGATTATCTGCGCCACCGTGATTGGCCGGTGCTCGGCTGGGCGACGTTGTTGCGGGAAGAAGGTCTTCAGGCGGCGAACTGGGAAGCGCTTCGCCTTGCGTGCAGCGAGCGCGTCCCACAGCCGGACGAGGCCGCTCTTACCGGTAACGGTCTGATCCTGGCCGGCGTTCGGGTGCGTCGACCAGGAATCGAAAACGGCGCGCTCATATTCCGCCATCGCTGACACGCTCAGCGCCCTCGGCTTCGCGATGTTGCCCCAACAGAGCTGGCCGCCGAGGAAGACGTTCAGGACCGGCGAGTGCAGCACCGGCGTTTCGGCCGCCGGCCGGGCGTTGGACGGAAGCGCGTAGACCCCAAGGCCAGTCCGTGTCGCGACGAACAGGTGCGCGGGATACGGCACGGCAATCGTCGTTTTCTGCGCCAAGGCTTGCAACCCCGTCGGCGGACGAGAAAGGTCGAAGTGCGCCGGACGGACCTGTTCCGGCACCCACCACGCCAGCACGTCCGGATGCGCGGCGATCACGTTCGCCGGTAGGATCTCGGGCTTCGCATTGCGGCCCAGGGCCTCGGCCCAACGGCGCAGGTGCTGGCGCGTCAGTGGCTTGCCGGCGGCGATGATCGGCCCATCCGTGCCATGCTCGACATCGTGGATGCTGGCGAATGCCGACGCGCTCTTGCCGATCGCGCTGCCGCCGCCGCTGTAGAGCAGGATGGCGTTGGCGAGAGTCATGCCGTCGCCGGCAGCCTCGAACTCGACCGAATTATCGGCCGAGCGCAATTCCTTGGCGGCGCTCACCGGAGCACCTCAGCCGGGTTGAAGTCGATCAGGTCCTGAGCGGCCGCGATCAACTCGGCGCCGAGGCGAAGCGTAGCGAACCACCGCTCGATCGCATCAGCCTCCGGCAGCGGGCAAAGCCCCGCGATGTTGAAGAACGCCGTTTCCATGCCGATCCGCCCGACCTCGTCCAGTTCCTGGGCGAATGCGTCGAAAGGGACGGTAGTCATCGGCGGTAGGTACGAGGCGTCCTCGTACTCCGGCAGGTAGTCGGACACCTCGCTGCGCTCGAAGAACCATGCGTTGCCCTGTCGCCAATGCTCTTTCAGCGCGTCATGAGCGGCGGACAGACGGCGCAGCTTCGCCCTCAGCGATGCCGGCAAGGCCTTCATCGGGGCAGCGTTCTCTGCCAGCATGAAGTCGGGCCGCCGGGCCTCGATATGCGAGGGTAGAGTTAGCTCTTCAGGGTCTTGCCCGAAGTATTCGACGAGCGAGTGCCGAGCACCCTCGTCGGTAGTCTCGCCGTCCCAATAATAGCCGCTCAGTTCTTCCATCATGCCGTCGAAATCGAACAGCGGCAGGACCAAGGCCAGCTTGCTCAGGCTCCGGTATGCGGCGGCCCTCCATCCAACCGGCGCGACGCTGGCGAAGAGCGAGTTTCGCAGGACGTTCGTCTGTTCGATCCAGCCGAGATCGATCTGGCCGACGCTGTCGCAGATGATAGCGATCGCCGGCGGCAACTCGGCGCCATTGCCAGCAAGCACCACCACCCGCAGATCGGCGAGGGTGTTGCCCCCCAGGATGCCAAGCACCTGGTGCTCGAAGCTGCGCTCGATCAGTTTGCGCGCTTCGCCCAATGTGATCGGGCCTTCGCCGCCGCCCTGCTCCGCTGCCCACCGTCCCAAGGCAACGTGATGGTGCGAGAGAGGTGCGTCATAGGCTGCCGGCACGGCGGGAGACAGGCGCACCGCCCGCCCGGCGAGGTCAACCGAGCGGGGCGAGGGCGAGACCTTGCGGGGGAGTGAGCGGCTCGCGCGCTTCGCCATGCGTCGGCTGGATGACGACTGCATGGTGAAGTGCGGTGAGCTTGGGGCTGCAGCTGGGGCGGCCATCATATGCAGGGTCGCTAGCATCGGTTTCGATCCATTCGAGCAGTGTCTTGCGGGGCGGCGGAGCTATCCCGTTCATCGCCCCTTCGTGCCCACGGCGCGCCGATACTCGGTCAGCAGGACGCCATTGGTGGGCCCGGTGTCGACGGTCTCGGCGTTCAAGATCGCGGGGTAGAGCGTCGAGTGGTAGGCGCGGAGGCCTGCAGGGTCGTTCGCGAGGTGCGGCGGCACCGGCAGGTCGATGCCGTCATAGCGATAGGTGCGGGTGAGCTGGGTGACTTGCATGGTGAGGTCCTCGATCAGAAGAGGCTGACGGGCTCGCCTGGGGCCGCCGTGGCGACCGCAGCGGCGGCGATTGTGGGTTCAAGCTTCGCTCCGGCGGGCTTCGTTGTTGGCTTGGCCTTCGCGCTGGCGCTCTTCGCGGTCTCGGTAGCAGCGCGGTGCTCGGCAAGCTGGTCGGCAAGCGTCTTGCGCGCGGCGAAGATCTGGCCGAGCGCGCCTTCCTCGCCGCGCGCAAGTTCGGCGTCGATCTCGGCAGCGGTTGCAGTGATCGAGATCGGTCGCGCCTCGCCGGCATCGAGGGCAGCCTTCGCTCCCTCCCCCTTGCGCGGGACAATGGTCAGGGTGACCGTGTCGTCAGGCCCGGCGACCAGGTCGAGGCCAAGCGAATAGCGGGCGAGCATCGGCAACAGGCTGGTTATCAGCATGGCATCAATCCTTGGTGATCGCGGAGGTCGGGCGCGCCTCAGCGGCGTGCGGCGGCTCATAGTTGCCGGCGAGCGACATGCTGCTTGGGATGCGCCCGGCCCAGTCGAAGCCGGGCGCGTTCAGCATGGTGCCGATCATCGTCTTCAACGGCTGGCTGACCACCGCCGCGAACTGCTTCTCACCCATGTGAGAGATCAGTCCGCATTCCTTGGCAACAAACTTGAGCTCGTCCCTCGTCATCAGCTCGAGGAAATCGCGATCGACACGCCAGTGCTGACGCAGGTCGACGTCGAACTCGGATGCTAGCGCGGTCACCTTCTCGAAGCCGACGGCTGTACCGCTTTTGATGAAGCTGCCGGCGAGATCCGCGACGCGAAGGTGGTCGGCGCTCTCCACGATTACGGCCGCGACCGCATCCCGCCATTCCCGCTGCCGAGTGGCCGTCAGCTTTGCGGCGAGTACCGTTGCGGTGACTTTGCCCTTGGCAGGTGCCACGGGCTTGTTCGCGGTGGCAGCGGGCGCCTCCGGTTTCCCATTGACTGCCGGCGCGCTGCTCGGCGCGCTCACGCGCTCTGCCGACTGCGCGGCTTCAACCTTGAGCGCGAAGCATGCCGCATTGGTGCAGTGGCCATCCTCGACATGCGTGTCGAACAGGGCGCACTGGCGGGCAGAGTTGTACCCGCAGCCGGCGCATTCCGCCTTGTCGAAGGTAGCTGCGGCGAGGCTGTGCGTCACGCGCATCAGCAGCTCGCGCGTCTTGGCGACATCGATGCCGCTGGTCAGGATCGTCTCGAGCGCCTTGTCCTGCTTATCGCCCGGCACTGCGGCGAGCAGCTCGGCATGCCCGACCTTGATTTTCCGCTCATCCAGCGCGGTCTTCACGGCGGGGGTGAGGTTGGCGAGGGCGAGGCGTCGATCGAGCTTGCTCGCGGACCAGCCCAGGCGGCGCGCGGCCTCCGCGCGGTCATCCGCACATGCCGCCAGCACGCGTACGGCCGCGTCGGCCTGCTCGGTTTCGGACGCATCCTCACGAACGTCGTTTTCGTCGATCGCCGCTTCGAGCGCCTCCTGGTCGCTCATCTCCCGGATGATCGCAGGCACCTGTCCGTCGGGCCCAAACGCCTCGATCGCGGCGCGGTACCGGCGTCCGCCGGCGACGACCGAATACCCGCCGTTCGGTTCGGGGGCTGGGCGCAGCAGGATCGGCTGCAGCATCCCACGCAGCCGCAGGGATGCGACGAGCTCGTCGTGCTTGCCCCGGTCGAAGTACCGGCGCGGGTTCTCACCAGCCCGGATGTTCGCCAACGGTACCGATGTGAACGGAGACTCGGCGAGCTGGGACAGCTTCGCCGTTGCGATGGTAGACTTCATGTGCCGTCCTTCAGTGCTGTGCGGCCGAGTCCCCGGCCGCTGGGGGATCTCATTCGGCGGCGATCGCGTCCTCGGCGCGGGCCTCGCGGCGGGCGAGCGTCAGCAGGCGGGCGCGGATCGAATTTGGCGGGCGGCCGGTGCGGCGCATGATGTCGCACACGCGAACACCCTCGCTGCGCATTGCCACCAGCAAGGCGTCTTCCTCCGGTGTGTAGGGCCGGACGACATGGCCGCGCCGGCTATACGGCTCCACCGGCTGAGTGCAGACGCCGCGCTTATGCGGCGGCGCATCGGCGCCGAACGACATGCATTGCCAGTCGATCGCGCTGGGGCTGATCTGCGTGCCGGCATCGGTGAAGTGCTTGGCGATCTGGTTGATCGTCCAGCCGTCTTCGCGCAGCGTGCACATTTCGTCGATCTGCGCGTCGGACAAGGTGCGCTTACCGCCCATGTCAGCCCTCCACCTTGGCGGATGCGGGCACGAGATCTTCGCGGACGTAGCGAACGCCGTGGTGATCGTCCTTCCAGGACTCGGGCATTTCGGCGCTCGGCCACCAGATCGACGGGCCGTGACTGCCCATGACGAGCGTGATCGATTCCGGTGCCGCGCGCGGCTCCAGCTTGGTGACGTCGGTCATCGTGTGTTGCTCCAGGGCTGCTGCTGGCCGGCGCGATGGACCTCCCGGCCGATCGGCGTGGCGTCGATGAAGGTGCGCAGCGGCGAGTTGAGGAAAGGGCCGTCGCGGAGGTCGCGGGTGGTGATCAGCCCCTTGCGGAGCAGCGCGATGAAAGTGCCCTGGCGCGCGCCGATGTTGCGCGACAGATCCGCCCAGGTGCGCGGGCCGTGCTGCACGCTGGACAGCAGCGCGCGCATCGGCACCGACAGTCGCGCGGCGGTGCGGATCCTTTCCAGGCGTGTGGCGCGATCGGGCTTCACTCGGCCGCCTCCGCTTCGGCGTGCTCGCCCATCTGCGCAGCGATCCGCGCATAGGCCCGCGCTGAGCGGGCAGCGGGGCCGTTGGCCTCCTCGGCGGGCTTGCGGCCCAGTGACTTGAGGATATGCGCCTCGGTGCGCTTGGCCAGGTGCGTCAGCTTGAGCCGGCGGAGCTTCGCGAGATGGTTGCGCAGCAGCGCGGGCACCTGGGCCCAGCACGCTTCGCAGACGAACTGCCAACCCTCGCGCGGGCAGGTGCAGCCGCGGCGCCTGCAGGTATAGGTGCGCGTCATTGCAGCGGGCTCCAGGAGATCAGCAGCACGATCGCAGCGAACAGGCACAGGCTCGCCACAACGGCGATGCCGAGCGCGCGGCACGCACCAAGGTCGGCGTCGGGGCCGAACGGGGTGGGATCGCGGCGCATCAGGCGTGCACCCCGGCGAACGCGAGCATGATGAACGCCCCCAGCAGCGCCGCGGCAAGGTGCGTCCAGCTCGGCCCCTGACGGGCGGGGCCGGTATTGCCGAAAGCCGCCCGATCAGAGCGAAGGTGGAGCATGCGCCAGCGCGACCGCGATGCGAGCACGTCGGGCCCAGAGACCATGGTTGCCCGAACGCGGCGGAGGCGGCTGCGCATCTCCGGATCGGTAGACTCGATGCGGCGACGTGCTAGGTTGGCGTCATCTTCGAGGAGCCGCCTGTCTTGGAAACTATCGTTGTGTATCCGCTGGGTAAAATCATGTTGGGCCGAGGCGAGGCCGACGGCGCACCGTCGATCGTCGCTGAGTTTCTCGACCAGAAGACTGGCGCGACCATCCGCATGATCTGGTCCGAAGCCGACTTCGTCTCGACCGCGAACAACCTCAGCGCGTTCGCCGCCGATTTCGTCGTCAAGCCGGACTGAGCTCGCGTCGGTTGACGCCGCAGCCGGCGGGTAGAACAGCCAGCGCACACCATATGTCCAGTTCACCTTGCGGTGCGCGCAGCCATTGGTCTCGAGGTGCCTCGCAAGCGCGAGGTCGCTGCTCGTCCAAGCAAGCGCGGCCCGCGCCTCCTCTAGCGAAAAGCCGCGAGACCGCGTCGACAGGCCAACCAACGGATCGGCCTGACTTCCATTGTTCTGGTGGTGCTGGTGCATGATGCGCCTCCGGTTGAACCGGAGACGCAAAAATCACATCACAATGTGTTTTGCAACCTCTTTATCACATTTGCATGTGATCAGATGTAGCGTGGCTTGTAGCCGCCGATGACAAGCCCGACGATTTCGATCGTCTCCACGTGGTCACCAGGGGTTTCGACATTGATCGGAAGCTGGTGCTCCGGATGCGTGGAGCGTGGCCAGAGCCAGCGTTTGCCGTCGTCGGTAACGCGCAACTCTTTCACGGTTGCTTCAATGGTGCCGTCGAACATGTGCAGGTAGACGATGACGTGGTCCTGGTCACGAGGCGGTCGCGCCTCAAGCATCGGCACCCAGATCACCAATGAGCGATCAGGATACTCCATGTTCATTGATGGACCTCGGACTTCCAAGGCCTTGGCTTTGCGTCGGAAACGTTCTTCGATGGGCACGTCAACGGCGTACCAAAGCGAGCGATCCCATTCTATAGCTTCACGAAACTTGCCTGCCTCGACGCTTCCAACGACCCAAATTGAAGTGGGGCTAGGGGGCTCGGGCTCGTCGCCGTTAAGCTTCCAGACGGGCACCTGCGCAGTTCGCGCCAGCTTGGCGTAGGTCAGCTGATCCAGGGCATCGGAGTGCCCGTTCAAGAAATTGTAGATCGAGTTGGCCGAAACGGCAGACTGCTTCGCCCAGCTTGCTGTTTTCAAGCCGCGCTCGTTCATGAAGCGACGTAAGATATCGCGGCGATCGTCAGGGGTTCGGGACATGTGGCGGATCTTACCGCGTACACATCCCATCCTGATGTGATTGCGCGCTTGCAAATCACATTCTGATGTGGTTTTTAGCCGCCCATGGTTGAAGCTGCCCTCGATCGCGTTCGCAAAGTGCTCGCCCTGCCTGGGATAACCCCCGCGGGGCTGGCTAAGCGTGCCAAGCTGCATCCCAATTCCCTCTACTCAGCGACGTCGCCCGAGTGGAACCCGAGCGCGAAGACGCTTCGGGCTCTCGAGCCGGTGCTGGGGGAGATCGAAGCGGAGCATGTTGCAAGCCATGGCCGTGACGATAGTTGCGGCCACGAACCGATGTCTCCCGATAGTTTCGCCGATCATATCGGATCGGCAAACCGTTCTGCGGCCGGCCTAACGGGCTCTGAAGCGGCCGTGGCCGAAGGGGAGGGTGCCCGTTTCACCCTCCCCGGAGGGCGCGGGCATGAGTGAGCAGCGCAACCTGACCCTGGGTGTCGCCGAGCAGGAGCTGAAGAGTGCCGAGCGCGCACTGATCCGGGAATTCGGTGGGCAGGTAGCCGCCGGCGAGCACTTTCGTCGCCCGCAGTCCCGGTACAGCGACTGTGGCAATGCTGCCACGCGCGTGCACCTCACCGTCCAGGAAGTGGCGGAGCTCGAGGACAACACCAACGGCCGCGTCGATCACCCGATCGTCACCCGGCATCTTGCCCGCAGGCAGGGGTTCGAGCTGGTCGGCCGTCCGCGCGCGCTGCCGACCGAAGGCAATCTGATGCTGGCGAGCGGCGACCTGGTGAAGGAGGCCGGCGACGTCGTCTCCTCCATCGGCCGTGCCCTCGCCGACCGCAAACTGGACGCGCGGGAGCGCGCCGAGATTCGGGGGGAGATCGACCAACTAATCGAGGTCGCGGTGACGCTCGGCGCGCTGGTCGACGCCGCCGCTGACGGGGAGGTTCTATGACGAAGATGCGTGTGCCGCTTGCGGTGCCGAACGATGGCGCTCACCGGCTTGCCTGGTTTGTGGCCGAGGCGCCGGCGCCGGATGAAGCGATCGAAGACCTGGCCGCCGGCACGCTGACATCGGTGGCGATGTTCGATCGCGTGCTGAGCGGCGAAGTAGTGCCGGCGGGCGGCTTTGCGGCCGCCATCGCGCGAGAGACCGGAGGCGCAATCCTGCCGTCTGATTGGAACCGTGCCGCAACCGGCCTCTGGGGTGATCGGCCGAAGCCGCGTCCCTTCGAAACCAATACGCGCCCGCCCTCGGGTCAAAAGAAAATGGACCGGGCGCGCCTCGCCGAGATCATGGGGGGTCGCGCCTCCATGCTCCCGGCCAAGGGTGCCGCCGTTCCCGCCTGAGCGGGGGCGGCGGCGCCGAACAGCGGAACCAAATGCCCGAGCGGGCGGGGATGGGAAAATGCACCAGGGAACGAATGAGGGCATCGGCGCGGCGATCGCGATCGATGCCGTGAAGCTGTATGACTGGCTGCCGCGCGCGCAGCCGAACGCTCGGCTGATCTATCACCACGGCTTCCACCTGGGCGGTGTCGACCAGGAGCTCGCCGAGATGCTGCGCTTCGAAGCGGAGCGCGGCATGCTGTACCTGGTGCAGGACAAGCGCGCCGCCGACGGCCGCGGCCACGACTATGTGGCGATACGATCCTCGCGGAAATGGGCCGCCGGCTCGGCGCGGGTGAAATCGAAAGGCTCGCTTTCGTCCCAGGCCCGCGCCGCAGGCGAGGCCCTGTTCCGGAGTTCGGGCAAGTGAGCGCGGCCGACGATCGCGCGGTCATCGCCGCGCTTCGGGCGGGTCATGCGGCGGCCGGGCCTGCGCGGGCGGCCGCCGGCCTGACGGCAGCCGCATTCAAGGCCGCCGTCCAGCGCTTGCGATATCAGGGCAAAGTGCAGTGGGACGCGCTGCAACTGACCCCATCGATGCTAGAACAACAGAACGTGGCGCCGCCTCCCCCCGGCACGGCGCCCGTATCGGCGGAGCCTGCCCCGGGCGATGCCGAAGAAGGGGAGGATGCCGGCGCTACTGCCCCCTCGGCGCCGGCATCCGAACCTGTAGCGGTGGAGGCAGTCCGACCGCCGAGCGCCGCGGAGCAGCTGCTGCGCGATATCGAACAGTGGTGCGCGCGGACCGGCACGCCCGAGATCAAGCTGGGCGCGGTCGCATTGCGACACCCCGGCTTCGTGGCGCTGCTGCGCAAGCGGCTGACGGCCACCGGCGACACGATCGCGAAGATCCGTGCGCTGATGGCCGAGCATCCCGACGGCATGTCGGAGGTGCCAATGCCGGCGAATAATATCTGTGTTCCGAAGGGGCCGAAGTCGGAGAGCGCGGCCCGAGCGATCGCAGCGCGGGCGGTCGACGAGATGGCTGAGCGAGGCATCAGCACGGTTGCTGAGGAAGTTCGGCAGGAAGCTGAAGCCGCAGGGCAACGCCGCAAGGCTTCGCGGATGATCTCTGGCCTTGCTGGCGCCAAGTTGGCCCTGCTCTCCGATCCCACGCCCGCCGAGGTGGTGACCACCGCGCTGGCGGAGACGGTGGACGATGCCGCCAAGGCGATGGCGCGGCGCTGGCCGAGGACCTGGGCGAGGGTGTTGGTCGCCGCGCGCGTGGCCGACGAGCGCCCCGGGCAGACGCTGATCCGCTTGCTCGAGATTGGGCTCGCCCACGCGGAAACGCCGCGTGTCGCGCGCGGCAACGCCGATCAAATGGAGAACAACGCATGACGATCACCCTGGAGGCGAAGCAGCTGCGCGCGATCGCGGTGGAGGCGAAGGACGTCGCCACCAGTAGTGGCGGCTCGGCGCCGATCTTTTCCAACGTGCTGATCCGCGAGGAAGCGGAGGGGCGGGTGGTGTTCGTCGCCACCGATCTCGACACCGCGATCGAGCGACAGCTGGTCGCCGTTCGCGGCGATTTGGCGCGGGCGCCGCTGCGCACCACCGTTTCGGCCAAGTACCTGGCCGACATCACCGCCAAGCTGCCCAAGGATGCCCAGGTGAAGCTGGAGCATGCCGACGGCAAGCTGAAGCTCACCTCGGGACGCGCCCGCTTCGTGCTATCGACGCTACCGGCGGAGGATTTCCCGGCATTCCCCCGCGCGGACTGGGATGCCGATTTCGAGATCGGCGGCAACGCCCTTGCAGAGCTGTACGATCGGCTGAACTTCGCGATCAGCACGGACGCCACCCGCTATTATCTGGGCGGGATCTTCCTCCATCGGGTGGAGATCGACGGGCAAGCGATGCTGCGCGCGGCGGCGACCGATGGCCATCGCCTCGCGCGTGCCCAGATCCCGCTGCCAGAAGGCGCGGAAGGGTTGCCCCAGCCCGGAGTGATCCTGCCGCGGCCAGCGCTGAAGGTGATCCGCGGGCTGATCGACCATATGCCGCCCGATACCGAGGACACGCCGCGCACGATCGGCGTCGCCGTAACGTCTTCTCGCGCCGAGTTCGACTTCGGCAAGGGCGAGCATGGCGAGACGCGGTTCACCTGCAAGCTGATCGACGGCACCTTCCCGGACTATGCCCGGGTGATCCCGACCTCGAACGACAAGCTGCTAACCGTGGAGAAGGCGGCGCTGCGCGAGGCGGTTGCCCGCGTAGCGACCATCATTTCCGACAAGACCCGCGTGGTGAAGCTGCAGCTTGCCGGCGAGCTGGTCACGGTGTCCGCAACTTCTGTCGAGGCCGGGCAGGCGACCGAGGAAGTCCCCTGCAGCTGGACGGGCGGACCGCTCGATATCGGTTTCAACGCTGCCTACCTGCAGGACGTGCTCGGCGCGATCGAGTCGGACACGGTTGCCGCCGAGATCCAGGATGCGGGCGCTTCGACGCTCTGGCGGGCCGACAAGGATCCCGACGCGCTGTTCGTGCTGATGCCGGTACGCGTCTGATGTCCTGGCAGTTCGAGAATGCGCGCCTGACGTCGACCCCGTGCACTTTCGTGCACAAGGGGCGGCGGTGGGCGTGGTTCCCGATCTGCCCGCAAACGGGGCGCTGGGTGCCCGATGCGACATGATCCAGGACCTGCGCGCCCGCATCGGACAGGTTCGCGACAAGGTGCCGCTGCGCGACGTCGTCGAGAAGGCCGGCGTCAAGCTGTTCGGGCGCGGGAAGAAGCTACGCGGGCAATGCCCGATGCATGGCTCGACCTCGCGGAGCTTCGTCGTCGATACCGATAGCGGCTATGGCCGCTGCTACGGGTGCGGATGGAACGGCGACGTCGTCCGCTTCGTGATGGACCGCTATGGCCTGTCCTTCCGCGATGCGATGGACGATCTGCAGCGCACCGGCGGGGTTTCGCGCGATGCGACGCCGGCAGCGCCGACCAGGCGGAAGCTGGCGGCCAAGGCCGAGCGGCCGTTCATCGATTCGGCCACGCTCGGGCGCTGGATCTGGCGGAGTGCCATTTCGCACCTCGAGCCCGTCCGGACCTATCTGCGCAGCCGGGGCGTGCCCGAGGCGGTGCTGCTCGCCGAGCGGCTGATCGACGTGCGGTTCCATGCACTGGCGCCGCTATATGGTTGGCCGGAGGGGCAGGATGGCCCCTCCGGCGAAACGCCGAAAGCGCCGGCGATGTGCGCGCTGATCCGCGAGCCGCAGCTGGGCGAGGATGGCCTGGTTCGGTTCGTCCCGGTGGGACTGCACGTAACCTTCCTGGCGCCGATGCTGGACGGCAAGATGGTGCGCGCGCGGCCAGACGGCAGTGCGTACGAGGCGCGGAAGGTACTCGGGCGGTCGGGGGGTGGGTGCATCCTGCTCGGCGCGCGGAGCGCGCCCGCCGCCGAAAAATGGGTCGGCATCGATCCCACGCGGCCGCTGTTCGCAGGGGAAGGCATCGAGACGGTGCTTTCCGGCATGGCGATCGCCGGCGCCGGGCCCGAGGCGCTCGGTCTGGCCGCAATCAGCCTCGACAACCTGCAGGGCGACCCTCTGCGCTGGCGTGGCGGGGTGTGGCCGCTGTTCGACATCAAGCCGGATCCGCACGGCCGCAAGGCGGTGTGCTTCAGCCATGTGGGTGCGGTGACCGGCCTGATCGATGCGGACATGAAGCCGCTGCCGGGCCCGATCGACCGCAAGAGCGGGCGGCACATGGGGGAGCTGGTGGTGGAGCATCGGGGCGGCGCAATCGTGCGTCGCGCAATCACCACGGCCGAACGGGCGGCGATCTGCGCGAGCCTGTTCGTGCAGAGCTGGCGCGCGGCGGGGTGCCGGCGCGTCGCCGCAGTGCGCCCGCACATGGGGCAGGATTTCAACGACGCAGTGAGAGAGGGGGCGTATGGGCAATGATCCTTGGAACCGCAACGAGGGGCGGTTCGATCGGCCGAGCTCGGCCGTCCCGACTGGCAAGGTGCCGGCGGCGAAGTCAGGGCGCGGCGTGATCGACATCGATCCCGTTGCGGAGGCGCGGTCGCTCCGCGGTATCGAGCCGGTGAGCAAGCGAAAGCGCGGACGCGGCGGTTCGACGGGGTCGCTGCTGTGAAGGATTCGATCGCCGCCGATGGACAGGAAGCGCGCCTGATCAAGGCGTTCTTCGAGCAGCTTCGCGCCATCGATGAAGAGCAGCTGGATCTGAACGAGCGCCGGAAGGACATCCTGAAGGCCGCCAAGGATGCCGAGGTCGATGGGAAGACGCTGCGCGTGATGATCATGCGCGCCCGCAAGGCGCCGGAAGAGGTGATGGAAGCCGATCGGCTGCTGGAAACCTATGAGGCGATCACCGGTACCGGTGCGAATGTGGGCGGGGCGCTTTCGACGAAGCGGAATGCCGACGGCACGTTCGAGGTGAAGATGGTGCAGCCCGCCGAGCCGGCGAAGCTCACCAATGCGGACAAGCGGCTGCGCGACAGCGTGCTGCTCGCCCAGCTCGAGGAAAGGGCGCGGCGGGGCGAATGACGGGGCAACTTATCCCCATGCCCGTGGACGATCCGCTCTCCACGGTGTGGTTGAAGACCAACGATATCGGGAACGCCGAACGCCTCGTTCGACTTAGCAAGGGGTTGCTGCGCTGGGTCCCGGATCTTGCCAGCTGGGTCGCCTATGACGGCAAGCGCTGGTCGGTGCGGGACGGCGAGCGAATCGCCACCGGCTATGCTCATGAGGTGGCGCGGCACATCGATCGCGAGCAGATCGCGCTGCGCAAGATCGCCGAGAGCCCCGACGCGCTCGAGGCCGCCTTCGGGTTCGAGGTGCCGCCTGACGTCGCCAAGGAACGGGTGATCGCCCTGGGCAAATGGGCGGTGAAGAGCGGCGACGCCTCCCGTACCTCGGCGATGCTGATGCAGGCGCGATCGCTGCTGACCGCGCAGCTGGACGAGTTCGACCGCGACAAGCTGGCGTTCAATACGCAGAATTGGACCCTGCGGTTCGTGAAGGGCGCCGATGGCAGTTGGACGGTGAAGCCGTCGCCGCACGATCCGGCCGACATGATCATGCAGATCGCCAATGTGGAGTATGATCCGAGGGCGGATTATCCCAAGTGGCGAGAGCGCGTCGAGCTGATCCAGCCGGATGGCGATCAGCGCGATTTTCTGCAGCAGCGGTACGGCTACTTCCTGACGGGGCTCATCTCCGAACAGAAATGGTTTATCGACCAGGGCCGTGGCGGCGACGGCAAGTCGGTCACCAACATGGCGATCGGCAACCTGATGGGGGACTATTACCGGCACGCCGGCATCGAGACCTTCCTGGAAGGCGGTACCAAGTCCGGATCCGATCATAGCAGCGATCTGGCCCGCCTGCAGGGCGATATCCGCTTCGTCAGCGCCGACGAGCCGAAGGCGCAATCGACGTGGAACAGTTCCCGCCTGAAGCAGGTGACGGGCGGCACGATCACTTGCCGCGCCATGCGGAAGGAAGAGATCGAATACGTCGCCCGCTGGAAGCTGGTGATCGAGGTCAACCCGCTGCCCAAGGTCTCGAACGACGACGACGGCTTCTGGCGGCGCGTCCACCTGACGCCATGGTCGTACCAGTTCGACAAGGGGCAGGCGAAGGCGCGGCCGATGGAGGAGCTGCTCGCCGAGCTCGCGGCGGAGAGCAGCGGCATCCTCAACTGGATGATCGCCGGGGCGTGCAAATGGCTGCAGACGCGACGCCTGCCGATGGCGGCCGCGGCCGACCTGGCGCTGACCAACTATCGCCAGTCCGCAAGCGCAATCGGCGCGTGGCTGATCGATCGGGCCGATCGGCGCGACAAGGATGCGGTGACGAAGGCGAGCGTGCTCTACGCCGACTTCAAGGCCTATTGCGAGCAGCTGGGCATCGAGAAACCGCCCAGCCAGACCGCTTTCGGCAACAAGCTCTCGGCCGAGCAGATTTACGGGAAGAAGGACGGCGCCGGCAACATCGTCCGCTTGGGTATCAAGCTGATGCCCGACGGCATTGGCGGCGGCCTGGGCGCTACCTCCGAAGCATCTGCGCCGCCTCCCGCTGCAGCTGCCGTGCCGCCCATATCCGGGGCGTGGGCGGTCGAGGATGGGGATGATCTGCCATGATCGTCGACCACAAGATGTTGTGTCTGGAGGGTACGGACAGTTGGGCTCTCAACTGTCCGGAATGGGCCCGCGCGGCGGCTGCAGGGCTGGGGCGGGTGGTCGGGGAAGCGAATTTTCCGGCGCTCTACGGAGGGGCTGGCGGCCGATTACGGACGGTCGTTGGCAACTGTCCGTACCTGCAAGCCATTGGAAAAGCACGGCTTACGGACGGTTACGGATAGTTCGGACAGTTTCCGGCGGGTTCGAGGGCTAGGCATGCCTGCGCCTACCTGTGCGGGAGAACCTGACCCTAACTGTCCGTACCCTTTTGAATGAGAATTGAGCACAAGATATGGATAAGAAAACACCAGAGGTGACCCAGCTGCCGGCAAGGCCGGCGCGCGGCGTGCGGCGGCCGATGGTGTCGCGGGTCGAGCCGGCGCTGGTCGAGATCCAGGTGGCGCCGCTGTCGCATGCACCAGCTGCACGGCCCTGGGAGGCACGCGGCTCGATTGACGTCGAGCAGCTGGCGGTGTGGGCGTTCCGGGATCAGCGGGCTCATCGGGTGGCGGCCCGCGGGCTGCACGATATCGAGGCGGCGGTCTCCGGCCTCGAGCCGCGCGGCCGATCGGCGGACGGCTGCGCAGCGATTGCCGACATCCAGCACATGGGATGCCGGGTCGATTGGGGCGGCGCGCAGGTCAAGGACCACGTCCATCCGGCTGCCGAGCTGCTCGAGCAGCTGGTCGCCGGCATGCAGGACGGCGCGCTGATCCGGCACTACGCCTTGCTCGCTGGGCGTCCCGAGGGCTGGCGCCAGCCGACGCGCTGGTACCGCCCCGTCCTTTGGGACAAGCCCGGTGAGGAAGCGGCATGGGAATGGACCAACGAAGGGCGCGGCGCGCGGGGATATCGCATGTGCCGCGTCGTCCCCACCATCACGCAACCCGAGCTGCAGGCGCAGCGTGCGATCTACGCGCGCTGGCTCGATGCTCTGGGCGTGCTGGCATGGGAGCTGTCGATGCATGCGCTCGGCTTCGCGGTGACCGGCCCGTCGGCACCGCCGCGGCCCTGGGTCGGGGAGGGCGGTCGATGACCCCGGGGGGGCACCCCCCTGCCGGGTCCTCCCGGGCCGCCCCCGGGGATATGCGGGCCGCAAGGCGCAATGCGTGGGAATTTTCCGGATCGGCGGATATCTTACGGTTTTCCTTTGCTTTTTTGTTCGGAGTGAAGCGGTGAGCGACGCCCTGATCGTCTCATTGGACGAGTTCGCCGAGCTTTGCGGCGTCAGTTCCGTCACGATGCGAACGCACCTGCGCGACCTGGGCCGGGATGGCGGCGACTTGCCGGCGTGGCTGATCGAACGCGGCGATCGGGGCCGGAATTACAAGATCGATGCCGAAGGCGGAGTGCGGTGGTGGCAGGCGCGCCGGGACGCCGAGGATCAGGGCAATGCTGAGCGCGCCCAGCGCATGCAGCAGCTGCGCCTCGATACGATCGGCGACGCCGCGGACGAACCCGAGGCCCTGGCGCTTTCCGGGAAGCAACGGCGCGAGGAATATGCCGCCGCTCAAGAGGCGATCAAGTATCGCAAGCTGATGGGACAGCTGGTCGAGAAGGCGCCCCTGCAGCGGGTGCTGACCAACGCGACCGTGGAACTGCGGAAACAGTTGCAGCGTGTCGCGCCCGAGGCGGCGATCAAGTTGGGCCTCTCTGCTGACCAGGCCCGCGATCTCGACGGGATCATCGAGCGAGCCGTCGCCCAGTTCGTCGCAACCATCGAGAAGCCGCATGCTTTTGAAGACTGATCAGGGGCCGCCGAAATTCGCGGACGCCGACTTGGTGGTGGCCGAATGCCTGGCTGAGCTGCGCTATCCGAAGAGAGTTTCGGTCACCGAGTGCGCCAACGACCATCGGCACCTCTCCAACCCCGGCGCCTATTCGGGCCCGTGGCGCGAGAGCCCGCACGATACGCGCTTCGCGGAACGGGCGCAGGACGCGCTGCATGTCGATTCCCCCTACCGCGAAGTGGTGGTTATGGGGCCAGCGCAGACGGGCAAGTCCGAAGTCGGCAACAACTGGCAGCTGCACACCGTGCTGTACGACCAGGTCGACATGATGTTCGTGATGCCCGACAAGACGTCGATCAATCAGTACGTCAAAACGCAGTGGGACAAGATGGTCGAGGTCTGCCCGGATCTCGAAAAGCGGCTGCTTCCCGGCGCATCGGCGGATACGATCAACCTAAAGCAGTTCAAGGGCTGCAGCTTCTTCTTCCAGTGGCCCGGCGGGCCGACGTTCCGCGCCAAGCCGGTCTCGCGCGGGCGCCTCGACGACTATGACGACATTCCGCAGGACGTTGGCGTCGCGGCCGGTGGTAAGGGCGGCCAAGGCAGCCCGCTATCGCTGATGCTCGGCCGCGGCGGCAGCTTTTCCGCCTATAGCGGGAGCAAGGTCTACGCGAATTCCACCCCGAAGCTGGGGGCGAAGCGCGGTATCGAGGCCCTAGTCTCCGCCGGCACCGATGAGCGCTGGTATGTCGACTGCCTTACCTGCGATCAGCCGTTCATCCTCGATACCGAGCATGTGCTGAAGTTCGATCGAACCGGAACGGCGGCCGAAGCGGCCGATTCGGCAGTCGTGATGTGTCCGGATCCCGAGTGCGGCGGGTATCACACCCAAGCCCACAAGCGGGCGCTGATGGATACGGGGCGCTGGGTGGGCAAGGGCGAGACAGCGGTCAGCCGGAAGATCCATTCCGAGGGCAAGGAAGGTGAGCTCCAGCGGAACAGCCGCCTGTCGCAGCGCTGGGACGGGTTGATGGGCTTTCGGCGCTGGTCGGAGATCGCCGAGTTATGGCGGGCCGCAGAGCTGAAGCTCGAGAACGAGCAGGACGAGACCGAGCTCGTCACCTTCTTCCAGACCACCGCCGGCAAGAACTACACACCCAAGGGCAACGGTGAGCCGCCGATCGCGGAGGACGAGCTGCTGCGGCGCGCTCGGCTGAGCCCGCACCGGTTCGGCTTCGTCCCGCGCGAGGCGGTCTGCCTGGTGATGTCGATCGACCAGGCCGTCAACCGTTTCGAGGTGAGTGCCTGGGCATTCGCGCCCGGCTATCGCGCCTGGTTGGTCGACCGCTTCCCCATAGTGAATTGCGGGGACGAGCCGCTGAAGCCTTTCACCAGGCCGGAGCATTTCGCCGTACTGCACCCGCGTGTTCTGGCAAAGCGCTACCCGGTGGCGGGTGCGCCGAACCTGTTCGTGAAGCCGCTGTGCACTGTGCTCGATACCGGCGGCATGGATTCGGCCACCGATAATGCATTCGCCTGGTGGCATTCGATGGTTGCCGGCGACATCGGTTCCGGTCGTGTGCCGGTGCCGCCATCTGCACTGATGCTGTACAAGGGGGGCAACAAGGCGGACGGCAAGTTGTTGCCACCGCCGACGATCGACGCGAAACGGCAGCTGCCCGGCGCGCCGCCGTGCGAGCTATGGGTGCCCAATGCCAACCGCATCAAGGATATGGCCGATGTCGGCCTCCGCCGGGGCGATGGCGGATCGGGATCGATCGTGTTTCCCGGCGACCTCGATGAAGACCAGCAACTACGGGCGGCACCTTACATCGCGGAGTTCACCGCCGAGGAGAAGATCGACGGCGCTTGGACGCGGCCGAAGGACACCAAGAACGAGACGCTCGACCTGTACGTCATGGCGCGCAGCGCGTTGATCCGGTTCGGCGGGCATGATCATTCGCTGTCGTGGGTTCCGTCCTGGGCGCGGCCGCCACGGCTTCGGCCGTTGCCAAGGCCAGAGGCGGCGGTGGTTGAGGAACAGGCGATTGCGGCGCTTGCACCTGAAACTGCTACTTCTGCGATGGAAGTGCCAAGGCGAACGCTGCCCGCAACACCGCCAGCACCCATGTCACCGCCAAGGAGACCACGACCCAAAATTCGGGTCACGCGTGCGCGATAGACTAGCCGTCGTCATTCCCCGTTTTCCACAACCGGTGATCTGGACTTGTCCGGGTCCGCCTTTAACTTGGTGCCTGAAAGGATGCCATGATGATTGCAGAGCTGCAGGCGGGATATGAAGGACTGAAGGCGGCGTTCGAGATTGCGAAGGGCTTCCAGGCTCTCAAGCTGGATGTGGCGGTGAAAGAAGCTGTCATCAACCTGATGCGAGAATTAACTACAGCCCAGATGGCCCTCACGTCGGCAGATCAGGTGCATTCAGCCGACCTTCGCAAAATCGAGGAGCTAGAGCGAAAAATCGCCGCCTACGACAGGTGGGAGGAGGAGAAGGCCAATTACGAGCTGGCCGACGCGGGCCAAGGTTCTTACGCATACAGGTATAAGATCGAAGGCGAGGGCGCCCAACCTCCTCATTGGATTTGTCCGCACTGCTACGAGCAGCGGACTAAATCCATTCTGAAGAAGGAGACGTTGCCAGTTGGAAGAGCCGAAACGTTGGTCTGCCATCCGTGCGGATTTGACATTATCACGCGCGGCGTACGTCATGAACAGGCCCCTCGACGCGTGCTAAGTTCTGGGATCAAGAGGTAGGGGCACTTGCGGCGGGTGCCTTGCGATACTTGCACTGCAGAAAGCCCCTAGACAGGGAGTCGAGATATTTGACAGGGGCAAAAACGTAGACGTGCCGTGCCCGAGAGAGACGAGCCCGCCCCGGTAGATCCGGCGGCGGGCTTTTTTGTGCCCGGCCCACCTGGAGAAACCCCATGGCCTTGCCGCCGGATCAGATCGCAGAGCTGAACGCTCGCCTCGCGCGCTATCTCGCGGCCGAGGCGGCGGTGCTTACCAACCAGGAATATGAGCTCGCGGGCCGCAAGGTAGTGCGCGCGGATCTCGCCGAGATCCGCGCCGCCGTCGAGGACCTGCGCGGTCAGCTCAACCGTGCCCAGGGTATCAGCCCGCGGCGCGGCCGCGTGCGGCGGGTGGTGCTGCGCTGATGCTCAATGTCCGCATGAATGTGCTCGATCGCGCAGCCGCCGCCATCTCGCCCAGCTGGGGAATGAAGCGGATGGCGGCGCGGGCCACGCTTAGCGCCGCCTCGGCGCTCACCAGCTCGCCGACGAGCCCCGATGGGGGCCGCATCGGCGGACAGGGTGGGTATAAGGGCGGCCACACCAACCGCCGGCAGACGCGCGGTTGGTTCGCCCGTCCGCGCAGTGCCAATGCCGACACCCTCGGCAACCAGAAGACCGTCATCGGCCGCGCCCGCGACGCGGCAATGAACATGCCGCTGGCAACGGCGGCGATCGAACGGCCGGTCACCTTCACGGTCGGCACCGGCCTGATGGCGATTCCCGACCTGAAGGCCGACGAGCTCGGCATCAGCGCGGACGAGGCGCGCACGCTGGGCGCACAGATCGCGGCGGACTTCGACAACTACATGTCGTCGACCGATCCGGATGCGGCGCGGACAGCGACGGGGTACGACCAGCAGGAAATCGTCCTGCGCGGTGTGCTGGAAAGCGGCGATATTCTCGGCGTCCGCGTGATGCCGCAGAACCAGATCGGGCGGTACCACGAGACCGCGTGGAAGCTGTACGAGGCCGATCGCGTCGTCTCGCCGGCGAACCATGATGAGGGCGCGCGCGTCGACGGTACCGGCAACGTCGTCGCCGGCGGCGTGGAGGTCGACGATTTCACGGCACCGATCGCCTATCATGTGCTGAAGTCGCCCCCCAACGGCTTCAACGGCGTCGCGATCGGCCGCACCCCCGACGATACCGTGCGGCTCGATGCCTGGGGTGAGAAGTCGGAGCTTCCGACCTGCGTCCATGTGATGACGGTGAAGCGGCCCGAGCAGTTCCGGGGCGCGTCCGTCCTGGCGCCGGTGCTGGAGATCCTGCAGCAGGTTTCCACGCTCACCGAGGCGGAGGCGTTTGCGGCCGTGCTGACCAGCATGGTCGCGATCATCTACAAGAGTAAAAGCGGCAACCCGATGCCGGAGCCGGATTACGGCACCGATCGGATGGTCGATGCCGCCGAGGGCTGGCAGACCGCCGCTACGGATGCAGGCGCCCGCGCATCCGATCTGCCGATGGAAGTCGGCTCGACCTGGGAAATCGAGCATGACGACGAAGTCGAAATGAAGTCGCCTGGGCGGCCGAACCCCGCGTTTGAGCCGTTCTTCAAGGCGCTGGCCAACCAGATCGCCGCCGCGGTTGAGGTGCCGTACGAGGTGCTGATGCTCGCATTCAATGCCAGCTATTCGGCAAGCCGCGGTGCGCTCGAGGTGTTCTACCAGACCGTGCGCAAGCGCCGCGACTGGCTGGCCGCGCACTGGTGCACCCCGGTCTATCGCGCCTGGCTGTACGAGCAGGTGGCGAAGGGCCGGTACCGGATGCCCGGCTTCCTCACCAACCGCACCCTGCGGGAGCGCTGGTCGAACGTGCGCTTCCGCGGCGACGGCAAGATCTCGCTCGACCCGGGCCGCGAGGCCAACGCGCTCGAGGTGCACGAGGCGCATGCCTGGAAGACTGGCGCCGAGATCACCGCCGAACTGACCGGTGGCGACTATGACGCCAATGTCGAGCGCCGCGCCGGCGAGCATCGTCGCTTCGTCGACGCCGGCTTGCCGATCCCGAACCAACAGGGTGGGGGCAGCGCGCCGGCGACTGACCAGCCCCAGCAAACGGAGGTACCGGCATGAGTCTACGGGCCTATAGCCGCGCGGAAGTGATGCGGCGCCTGTTCAACGCGCCCCTGCAGGTGCTTCCCGACACCGCCGCGATCGTCATCGGCGCGGTCGGCAAGCGCTACGATATCGAGCAGCTGCTATTCGCCGGGGAAGGGCGCGCACTTTCGATCGGCGAGCTCGAAACACGCGCGGCCGCGGCACGGGTCGAGATCTCGGCGCGTGCCGGCGTCGACCAGCGCGCCCCGAAGATGGCGGCCGAGCAGCTGATGCCGGTGATCGACAACGTCGCGCATATCGAGGTGCGTGGCGAGACGGTTGCCGAGAACGGCATCGGCCCGATTTCCGGCTTTACCGGCTATGACGGTATCCGCGCCCAGGTCATCGCGGCAGACGCCGATCCCTCGGTGCGTGGGCTGCTCCTCGACATCAACTCGCCCGGGGGCGAGGTGGATTCGCTGTACGAATGCGTCGGGTCGCTGATGGGCCGGCGTGGTGCCAAGCCGATGCGCGCCGTGATCCGCGGTACCGGCGCCAGCGCGGCCTACGCTCTCGCCGCCTGCGCCGACGAGATCACCATCAACGCGCTCGGTATGGCTGGGTCCGTCGGTACGATCGCCATGCACGCGGACTTCTCGCAGCAGCTGGAGCAGGAAGGCGTCAGGGTCACGCTGATCACCGCCGGCGCGCACAAGGCCGATGCGAACCCGTTCGAGCCGCTGCCGCCCGAGGTTCGCGATCGTATCGCCTCGCTGGTGAACATGGCGAACGACCAGTTCATCGCACATGTCGCCGAGGCTCGCAGCCTTTCGCAGGATCAGGTCCGCGGTCAGCAGGCGCAACTCTATCGCGGCGAGGAGGCTGTCCAGGCCGGCCTCGTCAACAAGGTCATGAGCTGGGCCGATTCGATCGCCGAATTCGCCCAGCAAGTGAATGGCGGGCTTTCGTCAGGCCGCCCCGCCCGGTCCGCGCCCGGTGCGCGATCTCAGGAGAAGAAGATGAACACCGAACAGACCGCGCCGGCGGCGGACACGCCGGAATATAGCGCCGCAACCCAAGAGGCCGCAGTGCAGGCTGCGCTCACCGGTGAGCGGGCCCGTGTTGGTCAGCTGATCGAGCTGGATGCCGAGAGCCGCTGCACGCCGGCCCTGACTTCCGCGATCTCCAGCGGCACCAGCGCCGGCGAGTTCGCGATCGCGCAGATGAAGTCGACGGCGCAGCAGCAGCGGACCGCGCTGGAAAGCGCCCGCGACGAGGCCGCTCAGCCGGATGCGCTGCCCAAGGCCCGCACCGACGCGACCGGTAATCAGCAGAAGACCAATCGCGGCCTCGCCTTCGTCAACCGGAACAAGAAGGCCGGCTGATCCCACTGAACCCTCGCGCCGCGGCGCGACGTCTGGGCGGCTTCGGCCGCCCTTCGCTTTTCTGGAAAGGACATCGCAATGGCATATGAACGTGCCGGCTATGAGGTGAGCACGCCCACCTCGTTCACGACGCTCCTGGCGCGCACCGCCGGCGTTACGACCCGCAAGGTCACCATCATGGCGGGCGAGGGCGTTCGCATCCTCGGTTCGGTGCTCGGCAAGGTGCCGACCGCGGCGCAGACCGTTGCGGCCAGCGCCGTTGTCAGCGGCAGCGGCGGCACGCCCGGCAACGGCACCGTCACCGCCCTTACCGCCGATACCGGCGCGCCGGCGGGCGTGTATCAGGTGCGTATCCTCAACCCTGCCACCAATGCGGGCAGCTTCGAGGTGATCCGCCCCGATGGCGTCGTCGACGGCAATGGCACGGTCGGCGTTGCCTATAACGGCATCGTCAACTTCACGCTGAATGACGGTAGCGTCGACTTCGTCGAGGATGACCGCATCGCGATCACCGTCAGCTATGCCGACGACAGCGGCAAGTATCGCCTCTCGGCGGCCGCCGCGGTGGACGGCTCGCAGACGCCGGACATGATCCTGGCCGAGACCGTCGACGCGACGTCGGCCGACGTCGAGGCGATCGCCTACGAAACCGCCACGGTGGTGAAGTCGGCGCTCGTTCTCGGCCCTGGCCACACCATCGCGACCATCCGTGACCATCTGCGCCGGCGCGGCATCACGATCGACGACTGAGCCCAGGCCCAGATCACACGCTGAAACAGCTCTCCCGGGGTGGGGGGCGGCGGCGGCGCGGGAGTGATCCCGTGCCGCCGTTTCGATTCGGAAGGGAATCCCATGCTTGAAGCCGATTATCTCTACGGCACCGAAGAAATGATGCCGATGGTCGAGGCACTGGACGTGCCCGGCAACTTCCTCCTCAAACTCGTCTTCCCCGAAGTGATGGAGTTCGAGACCGAGAACGTCCATTTCGATCGGCTGCAGGCCGATCGCCGCCTGGCACCGCTGGTTTCGCCGCTTGCACCCGGCAAGATCCAGCAGCCGCGCGGCTTCCAGGTCGAAACGCTGATCCCGGCTTATCTGAAGCCGAAGAACAAGGTGGAGGCATCGCAGGTGATGCGTCGCCGTGCCGGCGAGGCACGCGGCGGTACCATGTCCCCCGGCGAGCGCCGAGCGGCGCAGCTGAACGATTACCTGCTGCAGCATCGCACCCGCATCGAGCGTCGCCTCGAATGGATGGCGAGCTCGGTACTGCGCACCGGCCAGCTGATCCTGGTCAGCGATGATTATCCCGCCACCACCGTCAACTATCGTCGCAACGCGGCGCTCAGCATCCAGCTTTCCGGCGGCTTGCGCTGGGGTCAGAACGGCGTTTCGCCGTACGACAATGTGCAGACCTGGATCGATCTCGTCGGCACCACGTCGAACAGCGCCGTGAATGTCGTGGTGATGGACGCGAAGGCGTGGAAGCTGTTCATCGACGATCCGAAGTCGCAGAAGGCTCTCGACCTCACGTTGGGCCAGACTTCCGCCGTGCAGCTGGGTCTGACGGCTGGCTTGCCTGGCTCGCCCACCTTCAAGGGTCGGATCGGCGACGTGGAGTTCTACGTCTACAACGATCTGTACGAAGCCGACGACGGCACCACCCAGCAGCTGATCCCCGATTTCACGGTCATGCTGATCAGCCAGGGCGGTGTGGAAGGGGCGCAGCTTTTCGGCGCGATCCAGGATCCGCGGAACAATTTCGGCGCGGCCCGCTACTTCGCGAAGAACTGGATCGATGAAGATCCCGCGGGCGAATTCGTCATGACGCAGTCGGCGCCGGTGCTCGGTCCCCGCCGCATCGACGCGTGCGCCTGCGCCACGGTGCAGTGATCGACTGATCGGTCGACCCCCTCGGGCGGCGCCACCGCGTCGCCCACTTTTATTTCGGGAGAATTCCCCATGTCTCGTATTATTCTGATCGCCGCGGTCACGCTGGCCGGTGGCACCGTCGCAGATCCGTTCACGCTAGCCTCGGGCCGTGAGCTGACCGAGGAAGCCGCCACCTCGCTCGGCCTGAATCCGAAAGAAGTGAAGCGCCTCGTCGATACCGGCGCCCTCGTCCAGAAGACGGTGCTCGACGCAAGTGCAGGCGGCGATGAAGTGGTGGACGGCATTTCCGTGCTCGAGCTGCACGATTTCCTCACTCGCCTCGGCATCCCGTGGACCGAAGCCATGTCGATCGACGAGCTGCTCGATCTCAGCCCGCCCGTATTCAATGGTCTGGCGATCGACGACATGCGCGACCTGCTTATGGCAGGCGGCATCGCGTTCGAGCCGAGCGACACGGCCGACCAGCTGTTCGAGCGCGCGATCGCCTATGCGCCGCCGATCGACATCGATGGCGCTGCGGCGGCGATCGAAAGCAGCAACAATGCCGACGAGATCGCCGCTGCGCTTACCGACCTGAAGGTCCCGTTCGCCAGCAGCGCGAAAAAGGCGGATCTCGCGCGGCTGCTCGCCCAGGTCCGCGCGGTGACGTCGGCGGCCTGAGCCCGTGCCGATCGAGTCGGCCGCCGATCGCGCGGCCCTCTTCAACGAAGACGAGCTCGCTACGCCGGCGGTGTACACCGCACCGGCGGGCGGGCCCGCCCTGCGCTGTTCGGTGATCTTCGACGTCGAGCGTAGCGATCCGCTCGACGTCGGCACCGATGGCGGAGCGCGCTCGGTGCGGACGTGGCAGGGCGCGCAGGTGCTTGCCGATCAGGTGCCGCAGGTCGAGCAGAAGGGCCGGCTGCAGCTGGGCAGCATGTCTGCCGGCGCGTTCGTTCCCGATGGCCTTCTGCTCGAGGTGATCGGGCGCCCGAAGCGCGACGTGTCGGGCGAGGTGTGGGACGTCACCGTGCGGGAAGTCGCGTGAAGGTCGACGTCAAGATGGTGGGCCTCGCCAAGGCGGCGCAAGCTGGGCTCGACCAGGTGGCACGCGGCACCACTGCGGGAATGCGCGAGGCCACGGGCGGCCTGAAGGATGAACTGCGCGACCAGGTGCTGCGCGCCGGCTTCAACCAGCGGCTGGCGAACACCTGGCAGGGCAATACCTATCCGAAGCAGGGCGTCAGCCTCGAGCCGGCAGCCTATGTCTACTCGAAGGCCCCGAAGATCGTCTTTGCCTTCACGAATGGCGTTACGATCCGTCCCGTAAATGGGGCTCGCTACCTGTGGCTCCCCACGGACAACGTACCTAAGAAGCGGTCGCGCGGCGGCAGCGTGGCGATTTCGCCCGAGGAGGTTGAGCAGCGCTTCGGCAGGTTCTTCTTCCGGCCCGCCAAGCGCGGCGGCCTGGTTGCCATGGTGGTGTCGACCCGCCGAAAGCGTGGCGCCCATCGCGGCCCGGGTGTGGCGATGTTCAACCTCCGCCGCTCGGTGGACATGCCGGAACTGCTTGAGCTGCAGCGGCCCGCCCAGACCTGGGCGGCGCGCGCGGCCGTGCTGATCGAAAGGAATATCCGCTGATGACGCCGCAGCTGCAAATCTTGCTGGCGCTGAAGGGGTTGATCCAGAAGGCCCTTCCGCAGGCCGATGTCCGCGGTTTCGATGGTGACTCGAGCGTGCCGGAGATCATTCCCGCCGGCGGCGTCGTGATCGGCCATTTCGGGGACCCCGGCGACCCGGATGTGACGCTGAATCCGCCGACCTATAGCTATCGTCATCGCATCCCGCTCGAGATCGCGGCGCCGGGGGGCGTCGGTGGGCTCACCTTGGACGCGATGCTGCCGCCGATCGGGGCGATCATCGCGGCCAACCCGTTTCTGGGTGGGCTCTGCGAATATCTCTCGGTCGAACAGGCGTCGCGGGAGGATGAAACCCGCGACGAGATTTCGATCAACTGGGCGGACGTGAATGTGTTCGCCCACTATTCGACAACCAACCCGCTGGGCTGATCCCCGGGTTTCTCAAAGGAGTGAAGCATGGCTGGACGCGCATTTGGCGCGAACGCGCGGCGTGCCGTTGCGTTCGAGGCTTCCTATGGGGCTATCCCGGCGCCGGGTAATGCCTGGAAGAAGCTGGCCTTTGTCAGCAGCGCCCTGGGCGAGGAAGGCGGGCTGATCGAGGATGATCTGCTCGGGCTCGGCCGCGAACCGCAGGATCCCACCGACGACGTGCTCAACAATACCGGCGATGTCGTCGTGCCCGTCGATGCGCGCGCCTTCGGCTACTGGCTGATGCTGTATTTCGGGGCTCCAGCGAGCGGCAACGGCGATCCCGCCATGGGCAAGATCATCTTCACCGCGCAGCCTGCCGTCGATTCGACGGTGTCTGTCGCGGGCGTCGCCTTCACCTTCAAGGCTTCCGGCGCCGCCGGCAACCAGGTGAACCTCGGCGCGGACCTCCCGGCAACCCTTGCCGCGCTGGCGACGAAACTCAACGCCAGTGCGGATGCCGGCGTGTCCGCGGCGACCTACAGCAGCGATGCGACGTCGCTCACCGTGACGCACGATACGCCGAACGCCACCGGGAACGCGTTTGCGCTCGCGGCTGGTGTCGGCAGCAATGGAACCACGAGTGGCGACACGCTCAGCGGCGGTACATACGCTCACGTCTTCACCACCGGCGCCAGCATCCTGCCGTCCGTGTCGATCGAAGACGGTAACCCCGAGCTCCCGTCCTATTCGACGCACTTCGGCGCCAAGGGCAACACGATGCGGATCCAGATGCAGCGGTCGGGCCAGCTGAACGCAACGCTGGGGCTGATTGCCCAGGGCGAAACGGCGCCGGCGGCCGTGAGCGGCGCGACCGGCGCCGTGGCAGTGCAGGTGGCCCGCTTTGCCCAGGCCACGGGTTCGGTGACCGACAACGGCCAGGTGCTCGCCACCGTCAGGACGGCGGAGGTGAATTTCTCCAACAATCTGGACCTGGACGAGACGATCCGGGCCGATCGCCGCATCAACGGCGCCGATCCGGGCAAGGTGGCCGTCAGCGTCCGCCTTTCGCTCAACTTCGTCGACCGCGACTCCGTCAACCGGGTCGGTACCGCCTTCCCGCGGGCGCTCACCTTCGGCTGGAAGAACGCGGTCGGCTCGCTGACGTTCAGCCTCCCGCGTGTGTTCCTCCCTCGCGCCAAGCGGGCCATCAACGGCCCCGGCGGCATCCTTGCCGAACATAACGGCCAGGCATCGGGCGCGCAGGCCGCGTCGATGACGATCACCCTCAAGAACGATGTGCAGAGCTACACCTGATGCTGAAGCTGCAGAAAACGGCCACGGGGCCGGAATGGGCCGACCTGATGGGCGCGCGGTTCTGCTTCGCGCCGCTGACCCGCGCGATGGCGCGTCGCGCGCGGGTGGCGGCCGCCAAGGCCGTCGAGCCCCAGCGCGGGAAGATCAGCGACGTCGAGTTCGGCGAGGCCCTGGGCGATGCCTATAGCGAGGAGCTGATCGTCGCCGGCCTAGTCGACTGGGAAGGGGTCGGCGACGCCGAGGGCAAGCCGCTGGCCTGCACCGAGGAGAGCAAGCGATTGCTTGTTGCCGACCCGGCCTGCTTCGACCGGCTCGACGCCCACTATGTCCTGCCCTTCGCGCTGCGGGTGGCGGAGGGAAACGCATCGCGCGCCTCGCCGAATGGCACTGGAGCGGGGGCGAGGCGGGCGCGCGCTACTGCCGGATCCAGTGCGAAGCCCAGGGCGAAGACTGGTGCGAAGGCTGCGCCTACCGCCAGCACGCCTGCCAAACGGCCGAAGGCGAAGAAGCCTGGGCGCTCCTCACGGGGTGCGAAACCCAGCTGAGGCTGCGCCTGGTGCCCGTGCCGATCGCCATGGGGATGACGGTGCGGAGCGAGCCTTGCGGGCTCGATTTCGGGGCAGTGATGATGGTGGCCACCGCGGCCGGCGCCGACACGGCGCTGGTGGCGGATGTGCTGCCGGCGGTCGAGCAGGCGATCCTGCTCGGCCAGCGGAACGACGAGGAAGCGGAGGACATCGAAGATGACGGCTAACGTCGCGATCCGCCTGGGGACCGAGGGCAAGGCCCGCGTGGTCGGCGACTTCGCCGAGATCGCCGATGCGGGAGATCGCACCGCCCAGCGCTGGCAGCGCTCGTACGAACGCGCCAGCGCCGACGTCGAGGCGGCGATCAAGCGGCAGGCAAACGCCGCCGCGCGCCTTGCGGCCGCGCAGCCCCAGACCGCCACGCAACAGGCGTTCCAGGCTGCCGCCAGCACCAACTATGCCGGCCCAAGCGCGCGCGAGTCGGCGGAGGCGTTCCGTGATGCGGCCGCGCAGCAAGCTCAGCTCGAGGCGCGTACCCGTGCGCTGCTGACCGCGATCGATCCGACGCTGGCCGCGCAGCAGCGGCTCAACACCTCGCTTGCAGAGGCAAAGGAGCTGTATGAGGCGGGCGCGATCAGCGGGGCTCGCTATACGCAGGTGGTGCGGCAGCTGAACGGCGCGGCCGCCGCGGATGCCGGCGTCGGCGCGATCGGCAAGAGCGCGCAGGAATCCGCGTCCGTCTTTTCGGCCGCATTCGCGCAGATGGAGCAGCGGGCGCAGGCGCTGCGCATTTCGCTCGATCCCGCCTATGCCGCCCAGGTTCGCTACGATCGTGAGATCGCCAACGCGCGCGAGCTGATCCGCGCGGGGGCTATCTCCCTGGATGATTACGTTGCCGTCCTGCGGCGGGAGCGTGCCGCGCTGAACGCGAGCGCGGAGAGCATCCGGCGCCACGGCACCGCGATGGCGGCGATCGCACCGCAGGCGCAGGATTTCTTCACACAGATTTCCATGGGTGCGAACGTCTTCAGCGTTCTCGCCATTCAGGGCGGGCAGGCGGCTGGCCAGATGATCTATCTGGAAGGTGCGGCAGGCAAGTTCGCCAGGTTCATGCTTGGTCCATGGGGGCTTGCGATCACGGCAGGTCTTCTCGTCCTCGGCGCATTGTCCAGCAAACTCTTCGAGACCAGCGACGCGTCGAAGCGGGCCGAAGAGGCTATGGCTGATTTCCAGAAGCGCCAGTCGGACATCAAGAGCTTCATCGACGAGACCACCGGGGCGTTGAAGGAGCAGAATAAGACCCTCGTGCTTAACGCGATCCTCGCGCGACAAGCCCAGATCGCCGAGAACGAGAAGTCGATAGCCGACAGCCGGCGGAAGGCGTTCGACCTGGCGGGTACGGCCAGTCTGAAGGCCGCTGCCGCCGCACCCGGCACAACCACCTCGGGTGTCAGCTTCACCGACGATCGCGACGTCCAGCGCGTCATCCGGGAGGCCGGCGGCGACGTGGACAAGCTCTCGCAGGGGCTGGCTTCGCTCGCGAAGGCGCGCCCCGAGCTTGCGAAGGTTGCGCTCGGCGTGAGCAGCATCGGCGGGCAGGCGATCCTGGCGCAGCGCGATAATGAGCGGCTTGGGAAGGAGCTCGCCGCGTTGGGTGGAGACGCCAGCGCTCTCGCGAAGGCTGACACCGGGATGATTGAGGCTCGGGCGAAGCTTGCCGGCGCGACGACATCGCTCGAGCGGGCGCAGGCGCAGTACACGATCTCCATCAAAGAGGCGGACGCGGCCTATGATCGGAGCAAGAAGACACAGGCCGATCAGAAGCAACTGCTCGAGGCGCGCACTGCCGCTGAGCGGAAGCTCAACGAGGCACGGGACGCGGCAAAGACGGACCGCCACAGCGAGTCCCTTGCGCGGAACGCCGATGCGATGCGGGTCAATGCTTCTGCTGGGCTCGAATTGGCCGAAGCTTACCTCGAAGGTGGCGCAGCGGCCCTGAAGGCGGAGGCTGCGCGCAAGGGGCTGACCGATGCGACCCGGAAGGGCATCGATGCCGATGCGCAGGTCGCGCGCCAGTTGCAGATCCTGGTTGCCGACCAGCTGGTGACCAGCGCACAGGGGCTCGACCAGCTGCGCGCGGAGACGCTGGCGCGCCATGCCGCGAACGACAATGTGGCTGCCGGCACGCTGCTCGCCGGCGACCTGAACCGGAAGCTCTCCGACGAGGCTGCGCTACGGCCGCTCCTGCGGCTGCAGCTGGTCGCGCAGGGGGATGCCCTGAAGCTACTGACCCGGATCATCGCCGATTACCGCAAGGCGCTGGCAGATGCGCATGAGGAAGAGGGCAGGGGCGCGGCGCTGGCTGCGACAGAGGCGGCTAGGAACCGCGCGACCGACTATCGCGCCGCGATCGCCGATCTCGGCAAGGATCCTCGCGCACAGGCACTCGCTGCCGCGCGCCGCGCCGCGGAGAGCGAGGCGGCGAATGGCGGCTATGCCAAGGGGGAGCGGCCGACGTTCGTCGAGGCCCGGGTCAACGAGGCGGCGGCGCAGTACGACCTGCAGCGGGCACAGGCTGCGCGACAGCAGCTGCTCGATCAGGAAGACCGGATCGCCCTCGCGCAGCGCGAGCTGCAGCTGGTCGGGGCGAGCGACGCGGTGCGCGAGGGCGAGCTGGCGAAGATGCAGCTGATCCTCGGCGCCAAGCGCGACGGCGTGGCGGTCGACAGCGAAGCGTTCCAGAGCCTGATGCGCAACCAGGAGGCGCTCGACCAGATCAATCGCGAGCTCGACCGCCAGCGCGGGATCTGGGACGAGATCCGACAGACCGGCGGCCGTTTCATCGACGATGTGCTCAACACCGACAATTGGAAGGACTGGGGCGATTTCGGCCGCAAGATCATCCAGGATCTGATCAACGATTTCATCCGCCTGGCTGCGATCAACCCGCTGAAGAATGCCCTATTCGGCGAGAATCTGCCCACCGCGAGCGGCGTATTCGGCCGCCTGTTCGGCGGGAAGGGTGACTTCGCTTCCGGCGTCGGCGGGGATCCACTGGGGCTTGGCGGCCTGGGGATCGTCGCGGGGGAGCATGACTATGATCCCAAGCCGCGCAATCCCTTCGGAAGCGTCGGCAGTGGTGTCGGCGCGGTCGGCGCCGGGCTCGGAATCGTCAAATCCCTTTTCTCGATCTTCGGCAATGCCGTCGGCACCGAGAACTGGTCGGGCGGGATGATGCTCGCGGGCGAGAACGGGCCGGAGATCCTCTACGCCCCGCGGGGAACCCGGGTGGGGAACGCCCCGGAGACGCGTCGTGCGCTTTCGGCGGCGAACGAGGGCAATATGGGCGTGCTGCGGGTGGAGCTGGCGCTGACCGACGATCTGAACGCGCGGATCGACGATCGTGCCGCCAACGTGTCGGTGGAGGTAGTCCGTCAGGCGGCGCCGTCGATCATCGACGCGTCGTCCTCGGCGACGGTCGCCCAGCTAAGCCGCCGGAAGATCTGACATGGCGATCATCATCCCGCCGGCGCCGCTTCCGCTGCGCGACAAGAAAGTGCGCCTGCGCGACCCGTCGCAGGAAAATACCTCCAAATGGACCGGAACCTCGAAAATCATCGGGTTGCCCGGGGCGGCCGAGTGGCTGGTGTCCGGAACCTTCGCCTCGATCTCGGACGAGGCTAAAGCGCGCCCCTGGCGTGCCTTCTTCGTTGCGCTGCGTGGGAAGCGCAACGCCTTCCGTATCCGGGTTGGTCTCGATCAGCAGACCGCGGTCGGCAATCCGACGGTTCGCGCGGGCGGCAGCGCCGGCCTCACGGTTCCGCTGCAGGGCTTGCCGGCCTCGCAGACCGTGCTCGAGGCGGGCCACCTGATGACCGTCACGCTTCCCAGCGGCCACGAGCGGCTCGTCTGTCTCACCGCGAGCCTGGTGTCGGATGCCCAGGGTAGAGCGACGGCAACCTTCGCGCCGGAGCTCGGTGAGGTTCCGCAGGCCGGTGCTGCGGTGGAAATCCAGTGGCCGCACGCCCTGGTGCGAATGTCCGACGACACCAATGGCTGGGAATTCAGCGAGAGGATCAAGCACGGCTTCGCCATCGATACGAAGGAAGCGAAATGAGCCGCATGGACGCCGCCGCTTCGGCCGCGCTGAACGCCCAAGTCATCCGGCCCGTCTTCTTCGTCTACCTGGACGTCGTGGGGGATCCGCTGCGGGCCTGTACGGCAGAGGCGTCGCTGCTGCCGACCGGGAGCGGCGATCCGGATCTCGACGGCCATGTGTTCGATGCACTGAATCCGACATTCGTCGACATCGGGCCGGTGGCGATGAAGTCGGGCGGGTCGGACAGCCTCACGGCGCAGCTTTCCGGCCTCGTCGGCCTCGACGACGATCTGCTCACCGTGATCGGCAACCCCGCCAACTGGCAGGGCAGGCCGGCGCGGCTGTGGCGAATGATCCGGGACGAGAACGGCAGCCAGCGGGGCGCGATCCAGCATTACTACACCGGCTACATGGTCTCGCTCGACATCAACGGGTCGGCCGACAGCCAAACGATCAACCTCACGATCGAAAGCTATCTCGTCGCCTTCAGCCAGGCCTCGAACCGCACCTATCTCGATCAGGACAGCTTCGATCCCGGCGACCTGTCGGCAAAGGCGGCGATCGCGATCGCCAACGGCATCAGCGGCAACCCGCTCGTCAACAACACGCCTGCCGTCGACAGAGGACCGAACCTCGGCGGGAGCAGAAATTGGAACAGCTTTCAATGACGCGCCTGCTCGACTGGGAAGCCCGCCTCGCCGACTATCTGGCGAGCGTTGCGGATAGGCCGATGGCCTGGGGCAGCCATGACTGCGCGCTGCATGCGGCGCATGCGATCCTGGCGTTGACGGGCGAGGACCACGCCACGGCGTATCGCGGCCGGTACCAGACCGCGCGTGGCGCGGCGCGGGCGCTCCGCCGGCAGGGCCACGCCGATGTGGAGGCGCAGTTCGACGTGCTGTTCCCGGCGATCGCCCCCGCATTCGCGCAGCGCGGGGATATCGTCCAGCGCGGGGATGCGGTGGGCGTGTGCATCGGCGCCGAGGCGCTGTTCGTGGGTGAGGAGGGGGAGCGGGAAGGCCTCGTGCGGGTGCCTCGGCGCGAATGGACGAAGGCCTGGGCCATCCGATGAGCAAGGTTCTCAAAATCGCGGGTGCGATCGTCGGGGTTGTAGCGATTGTGGCCAGCGGCGGCCTCGGGGCAGGTTTGGCGGCAGCCGTCACCGGAGCCTTGGGCGTCGGAGCTTCGACCTTGACGCTGATCTCCGCCGGCCTTGCGATCGGCAGCTCGCTCCTCGCTCCGAAGCCGAAGGCGCCGACATCCAGCCAGGCCGCGTCAGACCGGCTGTTCGCCTCGATCAACCTGCGCGCAGCGCGGCACCTGGTGTTCGGCCACACCGCGATGGCAACCGAGGTGCGCGACCAGGAATATACCGAGAACCAGACCGTCCTGCACCGCTTCCTCGTCATTGCCAGCCACAAGGTGCAGGCGGTCGAGCAGATCTGGTTCGACGACAAGCTCGCCTGGGCAGCGTCCGGCGGCGCGCAGGGGGAATTCTCCGGCTATTTAACCGTGACGCCGGTTCTCGAGGGGTCGGCGGCGAACGCCATCAACATCTCGAGCCGCATGGGTTCTTCGCGGCGGTTCACGGGCCTCGCGTACCTGCACCTTCGCTACAAGCTCACCGGAAACGGGAAGAACAGCGACAGCCCCTTCGCGCAGTCGATTCCCACCCGAGTGACGGTGATCGGCAAGGCGGCGCTGGTCTACGATCCGCGATTGGACAGCACCGCCGGCGGTGTCGGTCCCCAGCGCGCGGGCGATCAGTCGACCTGGGTGTGGAGCGATGACGCGGCGCGCAACCCCGCGCTGCAGCTGCTCTGGTATCTCCTCGGCTGGCGCATCCAGAACCCGGTAACGGGGCAGTGGAAGCTGGCGGTGGGCAAGGGCATCCCTCCCGAGCGCATCGATCTCGACAGCTTCATCACCGCCGCGAATCTCTGCGACGAGCAGGTCGCCCGCGCGGCCGGCGGCACCGAGCCCCGGTACCGCAGCGACGGCATCTTCAGCGAGGCCGACGATCCATCGCTGGTGCTCGACAACCTGAAGGCGGCGATGAATGCCGACCTGGACGACGTCGACGGCAAGCTGCGGATCACGGTGCTGCACAACGATCTGGGATCGCCCCAGATCGGGCTCACCGCTGCGGACGTGCTGGATTCGTTCAAATGGACGCAGACGCCGCCGCTGACCGACAGCTTCAATATCATCCGGGGTAGCTACACCGATCCGTCGACCACGTCGCTATACCAGCAGGTCGACTATCCCGAGGTGCGGATCGACAGCCCAGACGGCATCGATCGGGTGGAGACGGTCAACCTGACGATGGTGCAATCGCCGAGCCAGGCCCAGCGGCTGGTGAAGCAGCGACTGCAACGGGCGCTGTACGGCGGCATGTTCGAGGCGGTGTTCCAGGCAACCGCCTGGCGCTATCGCAAGGGCGACGTGGTGCCGTTTACCTTCCCGGCGCTCGGGTGGGTGAACAAGCTGTTCCGGGTTGTCTCGATGACGATCCAGGTCGACGGCACGGTGCCGATGACGCTTCGGGAGGAGCATCCCGACATCTACCTCTGGGATGCCAGCGATGCGCCTGCGGTGCAGGGCGCCGATCCCACGACCTACAGCAATGCACTGTTGCCGATCGTGCGGGACATCAACGATCTCGGCGAGCTTATTGTGAGCGCGTCCGCGGTCGCCGATCAGGCGCTGAGCCAGATCGCAGCGCTGTCGGACGATGGCGTGCTCACCCCCAACGAGAAGATCACCAAGCTCGTGCCGCTGCAGGGGGAGCTCGCCAATGCCTTCGGCCTGCTCGACACACAGGCCGCCCAGCTGTCCGGCGTCCCCGCTGTGGCCGAAGCGCGCAGCGTGGCGGACGACGCCTACAACGCCTGGGCCGACTATCTTGCGACGCTGTCGCCGGCATGGAACGACACCGGCAACACCACCTTCGTCAACCGCGAGGTTTTCGACGGCAAGATCAACGACCTTCGCTACGCCCTGGCGATGCTGCAGGTCGCGCTACAGCGCGCCGCCTCGATCACCGGCTATCTGACGAGCGAGAGCGTCGTCCTCGCTGCGGACAGTGCTGGTGAGGTCAGCAGCTTCACCGATGCAGGCGGCGCCTTCAAGGTGTTCGTCGGCCTCAGCGATGTGTCGACTGGGGCGGGCACGGCCTATTCGGTCCTGTCGACCAACGGCGTCGCGATCGCGATCGATGCGGCTAGCGGCGTCTACACGGTCAGCGGGATGTCGGCGGACACAGGATCCGCCACGCTGCGCGCATCCTATGGCGGCGTCATGATCGATCGCGTCTACAGGATCGCGAAGGCCAGGGCAGGCGCCGGTTCCGACGGCGCGCCGGCGAACGTCTTGGTGCTGACCAAGCATTCGATCCAGTTGCGGGCCTATGCGGACGGGGCAGTCCGTGGATACGATAGCGCGAACGGGCAGGCGACCGTCCGTTCCGGCAATACCGACATCACCTCGGGGGTGGTGCTTTCGCTCAGCGCGGTCGGCTGTACGGCGACGATCAACACCGGCTTCGGCAACCCGGTCGCCGGCAAGCCCAAGGGCTGGTACCAAGTGACCGACATGGCGTCGGACGACGCTTCGCTCACCATCAGCGCGACTGTCGGCGGGCAGACGCTGAGTGACGTCGTTTCCGTGGCGAAGCTGATCGGGGGGTACGAGATCCTCGATACCGTGCCTTCGGACGATGACCCGTATAACTTCGAGGGCCGCCAGGTGCAGAGCAGGGCCGACGGCAAGCTCTGGCGCTTCCACAATGGGCATTGGAGCAGTTCGGTACCCGCGGCCGACCTGGTCGGCACGGTGGCCTCGTCGCAGCTCGGAATCGGCGTCGGCGGCAACCAGCTGATCGGGGCGGTGCCCGGCACGAACCCGCGCAACTACATGCGCTTTGCCTACAATCCTGACGGTGTGCAGTATTACGACGTGACCACCGGCAATGTCACGACCGGCGGGCAGGGCGTGCTCCAGTCGTTGAACTTCGGCTATGACCCCGGACCCTTCTACTCGCTTCCGGACGGCTCCACGTTCATGATCTACCAGCCCAACACCCAGACGGGTGGCGCGGGCTTCTCGGACATCCGCATGGCCAGGATGAAGAACCAGAACGGCGATCTGGACGAGATGTGGCCTATCGAGGAGGGCAAGACCTACGAGTTCAGTCTCTGGGCGTGCACCTACGGCTGCCGTGCTGCTGTTCTGATCGTCTGGTTCGATGGAGACGGAAACGCTCTCTCGGAGACTCCCACCGGCGATCCCGTGGCGAACTCCTACGCCCTTCTGGAGCCCGACGAGGTGTCGGGTCACACTACGCTCGACGGCTACAAGCGCATCTACAATCGCGGGAAGTCGCCGCCCGGTGGGCGGCAGGCTATGCTGGTGTTCCGGAAGGCGCACACTGCCCCGAACCCTGCCAATTCCAGCCGTCTGTTCGGTATGCGACCGATGTTCGCCGAGACCACGGAGAACGCGACGGAGATGCTCCCGTACAGCGTGCCACCCTATGGTTTCTTCATGGCCGAAAATGTCGTCGCTCGCTCGATCGTCGGCGACAAAGTCGCTTTCAACACTCTCGTCGGCAATCACATGCAGATCGGCTCGATCGATGCTGCCCGCCTCGCGGTGACCGAGCTGTCGGCGATCACCGCGCGGATCGGCGTGCTTCGTACTGCCGGCAGCGGCGCCCGGGTGGAGGTGCGCGATAACGCCATCCTCCTGTACGGGTCGAACAACGTCTTGCGCGGTCGCTGGGCGGTGGTGTGATGGAGGGGCTCGAGCTCTGGGACGAGAACGGCAATTCGATCGCCAGCATCTACACCGCGACGGTCAGCCAATTGGGGACCGAGGTCGGCAGGACGAGTGCCTTCACCATCACCGATGATCGGTTCCTGAAGGGCATTCCGTGGGCCTTCTACATCCCCGCCGGTGTCTACAACGTGGAGAATCCACCCTTCGGTGAGCCTGTGATGACGCTCTCCGGCAACCAGCTGATCGTCAACGGCAGCAACTTCAACGGCACCTTTCTGTACGGGATCCGCTGACATGGCCGAAGCGATGCTGGAGTTCTTCACGGCAGCGAACCGCCTGCAGTTCGCGATCTACGCGAAGATGCCGGTGCTCGCTGCGCGGGGTGTGCATTCGAGCGGTACCAACCCGGGGTCGAGCAATACTCCCGGTTGGACCGCTACAAGGCTGGATATCGGAGGCCTGACGACGCAATCCTTTCTGGCATTCGTGCCCAACGACGGGGTCATGTGGGCGCCGCACTATGTCGAGCGGAACGGCTCGACCTCGAGCTTTCACTTCTTCGTAAATGGAAGCTCGTCGATCACCTGGTTCGCCTTCGATGCGCTTACGCCTCAACCGGCAAGTGGGGCCGTCTTCGAATTGATGGACGAGAACGGCGTCCCGTTCTGGCAACTGCAGGCGAAGCCGGCGATCGCGTCCGACTATCTGCAGCAGCCGATCGGCGAGGGGAGTCTTGGCCCGTCGTCGACGTCGATTCCGGCCGGTCGCCGCTATGCGGCGGCCTTCGGCGGCCGGTCCGGATACACCCGATACGACAGTATCGGCGCGCCTGACGGGCAGCCGGATCGCTACCGGTACAAATACCTGATGGACGCTGTGCAGGCGTCCGGCGGGCAGCTGACGGTCTCCCTGCAGATCGTCGATCAGTCGGCCGGCTACATCACGAACGCCGGCCAAGCTGCGCAGCGCAAATTCAGCGGTCCACGCAACGTGATGATTTTGGACGTCACTTCCTACTGAAGAGGTTCACCATGAAAAACATCTCCCTGCCAATTCTGGCAGCGCTTTCGCTTGCCCTGACGCCGTCCACCACCGTCGTCGCGCAGGTGCGGCCGGTCCTCGTAATTGCCGACAATCGCGCCGAGTGCGGCATCTATCGCCTCGCGCTGAAGAAGCGGGAGGAGAACGAGGCGACCGCCCGCCGGATCGCTGCCGACATGCGGGCCAAGGGCATTCCCGCCCGAGTTGTGGTGCTGCAGCCGGGCCAACTCCTCGCCCAGGCGCAGGGCGCTCCGGTGCGTGTCGTCAACGCCTGCTGAAGGCGGCCCTCGGCTCTGATCCTGAAGGAATCGCTATGTTTATTCTGGAAAAACTCATGCCCAACGGAGCGCAGGCGCGCTTCCACCAGGCGGCGCGGTTCGAGGTCCACCAAGATGCCACCCATGCGGTGGTGAACAGCTACCACCTCGAGGACATGCTGCTGACGTCTTGGCAGGACACCTATGTCATCCCGCGGGAGCTCAAGATCTCGACGCTGGACGACGTCGAGCGGATTCTGTCGCTGCCGGGTGCGCCGTTCGCAGGCGCAACCGTCGTCGACCCGGCAGCGGGGGACCTCGACACGGCGCGCGCTAGAGCCTGGGTGTCCGTAAAGGCAGAGCGCGACAAGTGCGCAAGCGGCGGGTGCGAAACCGCTCTAGGCCGTGTCGACAGCGACGAGCGGAGCCGAATCCTCATCGCCGGCGCCGTGCAGATGGCGCAGATCGCGCAGGCCGCGGGCCAACCTTATTCCGTCGATTGGGTCATGGCCGACAATCAGCCGGTCACCCACGACGCGTCCGCCATGATCGCGCTGGGCATGGCCGTGGGCGAGCACATCGCCGCGTGCTGGGAACGCGCGCAGGCGCTTCGGGCGGAGATCGACGCGGCCGACACGGTCGATGCGGTTTCCGCGATCAATTTCGTCAGCGGCTGGCCGGGGGTGGCCGCATGAACTCAATCAAAGGGGCAATGCCGATGACGCCGGTATTTGAAACGGTGCTGGCGAAGTACGGCTGGATCCTGATCGGGATCACGTTCGGGTTCGCGGCGAAATATGCGATGCTGCTGAAGCGCGGGGTGCAGGTGAAGGCGCGGCTGGTCTTCGCCGACTTGCTGCTGCTGCCGCTGGTGGCGCTGATCGCCTACTGGATGGCGACGCGCGCCGGGGTCGAAGCGGAGGCGGCGGCGCTGTTCTCCGCCTTCTCGACGGTGGGCGCCGACCGCCTGGTCAAGCTGCTCACCGATCGGTTCCTGCAGCGTGTCGACGCGGAGGCAGCGGCGGTCGCCGAGAGTATCGTCGGGGCGGCGCGCAACACCACTCAGGCAGAACTGGCCGCTGCCGCGATCAAGGAAGCGGCGCGCGAGGGGCGCCTGCACCCGGAATATGCGGCCCTGAAGCCGCACCCCCAGGCGCCCAAGCTGGACGGCTGACCTCCTCCAACCTCGGAGAATTTCCATGGACATGACGACGCTGCGGCGTCGGCTGGTGGCACTAGGCTATCAGCCGGCGGCCGAGGGCATGCCGTTCGGCGCCGCCGATCGCGAGGCGATCCTTGCCGCGCTGAAGGATGGCCCGGACTATGAGCTGGACGAACACGATATCGAGGACGTTGCCGACCAACTGAAGGTCGATCCGGCGACGGTCTGGGCGGTATGGGACGTGGAGGCAAGCGGGACGCCGTTTATCGACGGCCGCCCGACGATCCTGTTCGAGCCGCATCGGTTCAGCCGTGCGACTGGCCACCGTTTCGACGCCAGCCACCCGACGATCTCGTCGCGCACCTGGAACCGGAAGCTGTACCCCGGCAGCCAGATCGGCCGGTGGCAGCAGCTGCTCGAGGCGGTCTCGCTCGACGTCGATGCTGGGTTCGCATCGGCCAGCTATGGCGGCTTTCAGATCCTCGGCGAGAATTACGAGATCTGCGGTGCGATCTCACCCTGGGCGTTCGCGCTGCAGCAGTCGCAAACCGAAGCCGACCAGCTGGCCGCCTTCCTCAAGTTCGTCGAGGGCAGGGGCCTTGCGGCGGCACTTCGCGCCCGGGACTGGGCGAAGTTCGCCGCCGGCTACAACGGCACCGCCTTCGCGCTGAACGCCTACGACACCCGCCTCGCCGCCGCATACGCCAAGCGCCGCGCTGCGCGCGCAGCCTGA